AATTAAAAAAGGTTTGAGTTTATAAAAAAACTTATCCCAAAAAGTATACCTTATTGTTGTAAAACCTCCTCCTAATGATTCAAGATTTAAGAACTTAAATTGCATTCTATGATTTATAGCGCAAGATATTGTTGCGAATATTTGAAATATTTGGTTGCCAAGACCACCCATTAAATTACAAGTAATCATATAAATAATAATATGTCTTATATTTAAACCCTTGAAGATTTAATTTATTTTTAATAAAATTGAAACAATATTAATATAATTAATTATTATTATAAAAGAATTAATTATAAGGATGTACACATCAATTTATCGACCTAAAAAAATCGAAAAGTTTATTGGTAATAAAGTAGCCGTACAGAGTTTAATTACTTGGCTTTTAGATTGGGAACAAAACAATAAAAAAAAATGCGTCTTAATATCTGGATTAACTGGAATAGGAAAATCGCTTTTAGTTGAATTAATTTTAAAAAAGTTTGATTATAATATAATTAATCTAGATGTAGATGAAAATAGAACTAAAGAATATATAAATTCTTATATTAAACCTTTAATTAAAACAAAAAAAACGTTTGATGAACAAGAAAATGCTCTAGTAATTAGTGATATAGATAGTGTATGTGATACAGGTTTTATTTCAGGAGTAGTTAATTGTATTAAAGAAACACAAATTCCAATAATATGTATTTGTAATGATAGATATGATCAATCAATAAAACCAATATTAAATTATTGTTTTGATATTAAAATGATTAAACCTAAATATGATGAGGTTTATGTATTATTATATGATATAGTTATAAATGAAAAAATAAAAATAAAAGAATCACGAATAAAAGAGCTATATGATGAATCAAATGGAGATATTAGATTTATATTAAATTCTCTCCAATTGGATATAAAAAAAGGTTTTCACGAAGTAATGAAAAATATAAAAATTTCAAATATATTTGAAACAACAGGTCTTTTATTTTCGATGGATGAAACTATTGAAAGAAAAAATGAAATATATTGGTATTCACCTGATATACATACATTAATGGTTCAAGAAAATTATATTAATAATATTATTGGAATTAAAAATGACTGTAAAAAAATGGAAAATTTATCTTATTCTGCTGATGCATTATCTGATGCTGATTTATTTAATACAAATGAATGTGATTGGGAATTAACACCTTATATTGCTATAAACACCATTAGAGCTACATCTAATTGTAATAAAAAATCAATGATTAAATTTCCACAGTATCTAGGTATAATATCTACGCAAAATAAAAATAAAAGAGAAAAAATAAATTATGAAAATGTTAAGTTTTTAAATAATGAAGAAAAATGTGAAAAACAAATAAAAAAAATAAAATCTAAACCTAAAGAAGCGTCTAAACCTAAAGAAGCGTCTAAACCTAAAAAAACTAAATAATCTAAAAATCTTCATTTAGCTCAAAAGCAATATCTTTACCCTCGCAACTAGACAGAGCATATTCGCTAACGCGTTTTTCGAAAAAATTACATTTAGATTGTAAGCTAATTAACTCCATCCAAGGAAAACAATTTTCAACATTATAAATTTTTTTATATCCTAATTGTACTACTAATCTATCAGCCACAAATTTAATATATTGAGTCATTAAAGCAGAATTCATTCCAATTAATTTACATGGTAAAGCCTCACATATAAACTCAGACTCAATTTCAACTGCTTCTTTAATTATTTCATAAATACGACTTTTATCTATTTTCTTTTGTAGTTTGCTATATAAAAGAATAGCAAACTCACAATGTAAAGCTTCATCTCTCGAAATTAGTTCATTAGAAAATGTTAATCCAGGCATTAAACCACGTTTCTTTAACCAATATATACTACAAAATGCTCCACTAAAAAATATACCTTCAACGCATGCAAAAGCTACTAATCTTGTGGCAAAACTACTTCTATTATCATGAATCCATTTTTGCGCCCAATCTGATTTCTTTTTAATACAAGGATAATGCATAATAGCATTGAAAAGTTTGTCTTTTTGTTCCTTATCTTTAATGTAAGTTTCTATTAAAAGACTATATGTATGACTATGTATATTTTCCATAGCAATTTGAAAACCGTAAAATGCTCTTGCTTCTGCGATTTGAACATCACTCATAAAACGCATAGCCAAATTTTCTAGAACTATCCCGTCACTAGCAGCAAAAAAAGCTAAAATCATTGAAATAAAATATTTTTCATCACCATTTAGCTTTTCCCAATCAACTAAATCTTTTGATAAATCAATTTCTTCTGGCCGCCAAAAACAATCTATTTGTTTTTTATACATTTCCCATATGTCATCAAACCTAATAGGAAACATAACAAATCTATTATCATCAGGAGCTAGTAATGGTTCATTTGAAATTTTTGACATCCTAAATATTATATACTAAATATTTTAAATAATTTTAATAAATAATAAAATAATTGTTTATTTTAAGAATGGACCATATAATTCCTTTTCAAGCACAAATCGTGATACCTTTAAGAGAGAGGGATGAACAATTTAATAAAATTCAAGAGTTAATTGAATTAAAAAGAAATTTATTACATGATAAACAAAGAAAATTACAAAAAATTTCAAAACAAAACAGGTTTTTGGAAGTAGTTAAAGATGATTATTTAAAATATCATACTTATATTCAGAATCAAAAAAGAGATCAAATAAAAGCTCTCGAACTTTTAAATACTTATATAAATGATTTGACTTATTCAGGTAAACTCACTAAAAATAATATAGAAGATGCAAAACAAGAACAAAAAAGAATTTTAAGGGAAGTTAAGCAAATTAGAGCTACTCTTGATGATATAGTTAATACTACGGAAGATGTTCAATTGTCTCTAAATAAATAAGACTCATTAATTCAATTTTTATATCATATTAATATATAAATGACTGATCAAAATCAATTTTTAAGTGATTTTCAAAAAAGTCTTGAAAAACTAGCTAATGTTAAACAAAACATTCAAGCTAGTGTTCAAATGAGAGAAAAATTTTCAAATGATCTTAAACAAAGTCTATCTCAAATAAATAATCGTTTAAAGGATTTAGCTGGAAAAATAAGTAATTTAAAAAATACAGTTGATACTCTACAAAATCAAGTCCAAACTAACACTACATCAATCGACGATAAATCACAACAATTACAAATGCTACAACAACAAATTTCGCAATTAGAAAATGAACGTAATAATGCTCTTGAACAATTTAATAACGAAAAAACAACTTTACAAAAAAAAATAGATGAAAAACAGCAACAAATAGATCAACTAGAAGGACAACTAAGAGATTTAACTACTCAAAAAGACGCACTAGAAAACCAAAAAGTAGTGTTAGACAATGAAAAAAACGCACTTAAAACTGAGCTTGAAAGTAGAGGTGAAATACAGGGACAACGTGCTGAGCAAATTACAATGCAAAGTGAAGAATCATTACAGAGACTTCAACAACAACAAACAGATTTAACAAAAAAAATAGATGATTGTGAAGCTAAAATAAACAATTTAGAACAACAATTACAATCGAAAGAAGAAGAATTAGCAAGAATAAATCAAGAAAATATTAACCAACAAAATAATGCTGCACAAGCGACACAAAATTTACAACAACAAATTGAAACATTAACGAAGCAAAATCAAGACCTAATCCAAAGAATAATTCAAGCAACTCAAATTATTAATGAATCAGCAGATCAATTTGATACAATATTAAAAAGTGTTCCAAACGCACAAACACAAGAAGAAGTAAATGATTTATTGAAACAGATAGAAGAATCTATAGAAAATATTAGTAATGCTTTACAAGGTCAAAAATCACAACCAGAAACAAATAAAATAGATTTCAATACACCAATTAATATTCTTAATTTTCAGGGAGGTTTAAGTACAGTACTTTCTAAAAGTGAATTACTTAAATTATTGGCACAAAAAGATAAAGAAATGTCTAGATATGATCCTAACATAACTAAATACAAAGAAGCTGTTGAGTATATTAACAATCTACAATCAACAAATCCAGAAGACATAACAATTTATTTAAGAAACAAAAGAATTGTTGTTAATAAAAATAAAACTATATTGGGAGGAAAAAAGACAAAAAAAGTAAGAAAACATAAACAAAAACAAAGAGGTGGATTTATATACAACACCAATTCAAAAAGAAAAAGTATAATTTCTCATACAAATACTTCACGAAGAAGCTCTAGAACGACTTCAAAGCGAAGCATGCGTTAAAAGCGAAGCATACCCCTTAATTTTGGGTATTCAATACAGTCTTCCGGCCATTTGCCATATATCTCTCTATATTTTAAAGATTCCTGACTATATCTCTTTTTATTTATTAGAATTCTTTGCTTGTAAATATTTTTCCATGTTTTTTGTATTAATCTAATCCAAAAGGTTTTTAAAATAGAAATACATTGACCTTCATCTAATAAATATATACATTCAGCGATTTCTGGTTTAATATAATTTTTATTTGAAATAATATTTTTATAATTTTTAAAAATATTATGATTTTTATTACGTCGACTATTATAAACATTATTAAAATATTTAGCGTCATCATATATAACGCTATTAATTGTTTTATACCTGTTAATTGTCAAATAATTATACTTGATTATTTCATTATTAGCAATACCATGTACTTTTTCATTATATAAATCACATAAAACTATAGTATATTTAGTTAAACTCTCTTCTCCTGGTTCATAATAAGAAATATCGATATTGTTATCTTCTGAAAATTCAGTAGATTCACTGTCGGTTTCATTTTCACTATACATATATTATTTTTAATAATAATAAAGGTTAAATAAGAATAAATGTTAAACAATAATAAAGGTTATTAATTTTTATTCAATTTTTTTTAATTATTATATATATAAATGAAATTAAACACTGCTGTGTCAAAATTCTTAACCAATAAATTGGTTTTAAATATTATTGTAGCATTAGCACTATTTAATGTTATAGGATATCTTGTTATCGGAAATATAAATGCTGTTTTATATTTTATCGTATTTGCCGTTTTAATCAGATACTTTAGTAAAAATATGATTATTATCCTTGGTGTTCCACTCGTTTTAGTCAATTTATTAGTTATGAAAGGTAATATTATGGAAGGAATGGAAAATAATACAGATAAACAAAATGAAACAAAAAATGCTAATGAAAAAAAAACAGATGAAAACCAAAATAAAATCGATAAATTAGTAAAAGATAATAAAAATAAGCCCGACACTAAAACGAGCCAAGGATTAATTATGACAAATATAGATTCTAATACAGATTCTCAAGAAAATCCAGCACAAACAACTAGCGGTGAACAACAAGGTTTTGAAACTGGACGTAAAAAAAATAGAGGTTACGATATCGATTATGCCACTACTATCGAAGATGCTTACGACGAACTAAATAATATTCTTGGTAGTGACGGAATACAACGTTTAACATCTGATACTCAAAGTTTAATGAAGCAACAAATGCAGTTAGCTGAAGCAATGAAAGGAATGTCTCCTGTTATAAAACAAATAGCACCGATGGTTGAAAGTTTAAAAGGAATGATGGGACAAATGGGTGATAGTAAAGAAGGACTCGGAAGTGTTTTAGATTTAGCCAAAAAATTTTCATCACAAACAGGAACCGCTAATTAACGTAATTAACAATTTTATATTATAATTTATATTATAATTATATTATATGAAAAAATGTCCCCCTGGAGTTGTCTGCATTGAAAATTATTCAATGTGTTTTATCGTGGTATGTTTTGCCATTTTGGTTTATATAGTCTACACAACCATATTTAAACAACAAATAGTTGTTAATAATTCACCTTCAGAAAAAATTATCATTAAAGATACAAGAGAGAATATTGGACCTGGAGGATTAATGGGTGGTTGGATACCAAGTTGGCCATATAATAATATACCAAATGATACTTTATTAAATCCATATGTTCCACCATTAAGGGACGAAAGATATTTTATTCCTTCAAGAGCTTTAACACCACCAGGAACAATACCTATTAATATATCTACTAATATTGGTGCGGTTGATACACAATATAGACAATTAGGTATAATGACTTCAACTAATTCTAAAGGAAAAATTATTCCTCTAATGGGACGTCCATTATTTACTAATAGAGA